GGCATTGCGCGCGCCCGATAGCTTCCACCCGCTGAGAAAAAAGTGGCGACTTTCGTTTTAGAACCAGCATATTAGCCGTCATGGGTAAAAAGCCCGGCCCGGCCGCCAAAAAAGGCCAGAAGAAAAAACGCCCGCCTGCTGGGGTTTCCACCGGCTATTTGGCCGAAATGCTGGGCGTGACGATCCAGCGGATCAGCCAGTTGGTGGCGCTTGGGATGCCGCGAGCCGGGCGCGGTATGTACCCGACGCGCGACGCTGTCCGCTGGTATGTGGAATTTTTGCGCAAGGGCGGCGAAAAGCCCAACCAGGCCGGGCCCAGCCGCCAGGACATCGCCCGCGATCTGGAAGCCTTGAAGCTGAAGAAGGCGCTGGGCGAAGTCTTCGACCGCCAGGACGTGCTGGACACGACCCGCGGGGCCTATGTCCGGCTGGGGGCCGAACATGAAGCCCTGGCCACCAGGATCGGCCGGGAACTGAACCTGCCCGGCGATGACGTGAAGATGATCATGGGGATGACCGACGAAATGCGCGCCCGCTTCGTCGAAGACATGGGCGAGTTTATCGACGTCGTCGAACCACCGGCAAAGGCAGATGGAAGCGACAGCGCAAAGGCAGCTTGACGTTCCCCGCTATCGAGGCGCGCACGGCGCGGCCGTCCGCGAGGGGATGACGCCAAAGCCCAGGCTGAAGGTCAGCCAGACGGCTGCCAGGTCAAGATTCATCGCGCCAGGCGTGCGCTACAGCCTGCGCAAGACGCCTTACATGGCCGAACCGATGGACTGCATGGAGCCCGGCCAATACCTGACCGTCGGCGTGGTGGGGCCTGGACAGTGCGGCAAGACCAATGGGGCAGAAAACCTGCTGCAGCACAGCATCATGAACAGCCCAGGGGACTTCCTCTGGTTCATGCAAAGCGACGACGCCCTGCAGGCTTACGTCAAAAAGACCATCGACCAGATGATCGAAATGCACCCCGACATGAAGGCGGCGCTGGGCCTGAAGGCCATCGACGACAGCCTTCACTTCAAACGGTTCCGCACGCTGACCGTCGAATTCCTGACGGCCACCGAAAAGAACATGATCAACAAAAAGGCCCCGCGGATCGTCGGCGACGAAATCGACGCCTATCCGAAGGACCTGGGCGATCCCAAGGTCCTGCTGGACGTGCGCCGCCAGACCTATGGGGCCGAATCCATCCTGGTGGCGCTGTCGCATCCAGATCGCGGCAAGGGGCTACGCCCGGAAACCGACTGGACGGAAGGCATCCTGGCCATCTATGCCGACAGCGACCGGCGCGTCTGGTGGTGGCCATGCCCGTGCTGCGGGGCCTATTCGAGCCCGAATCCCACGGCCAGCCGGGTCATGGTCCTGGCCTATGACGAAGAAAAGGACCTGGACCCAGATAAGATCACCGGGGAAATCCGCAAACGCCCGGCCAGCCTGGACGAAGTCGAAACCAGCGCGCACCTGCTCTGCCCGGTGAACGGGTGTCAAATCGCCGATAAGCACCGCCGAAAGATGAATTCCACCGGATTTTGGGCCGGTGAAGGCCAGGTCGTCGCCCAGGATGGGACGATCACCGGCCAGCTGGTAAAGCGGAAGACCGCCGGTTTCTGGATCGTTGGGCTGATGTCGCCCTTCCTGATCGGCGGGATCGGCGGCCTGGCCCGCGCCCGGGTGAAGGCCGAACGCGACTATCTGGTCACCGGGGAGGACAAGACCTTGCGCCAGGTGATGACCAAGCAGTTCGGCGTCCCCTATGTGCCGTCCAAGATGCTGGGCAGCGTCACGGCCAACGGCCTGGCCGACCGCGCCGATCCGCGCCTGCGCCTGGGGGAAATCCCTGAAGGAGTGCGGTTCCTGGTCTGCGCGGTTGACGTCCAGGTCGGGTTCTTCGAATGGCTGCTGCGCGGCTATGGCATCGACGGGGAAAGCTGGATCATCGACCGCGGGCGAATCTTGGCCGATCCGGCCACGAACCCGGCCGATTGGGACAAGCTGCCGGAAAAGCTGTTCAGCCAAACCTGGCCGATGGCGGGGAATTCCGGCCAGTCGATGGCGATCCGCGCCAGCTGCATCGACAGTGGCGGCGCGCCTGGCGTGACCGAACAAGCCTATTCGGCCTGGCGGCGCTGGCGGCAGCGCCGGGTGATTCGCTATTATGGCCAGGTGGGCGGCAAGGGCGGCCCCGATGCCTTCAACATCATGCTGACCAAGGGCAATGCGAAGCCCAGCGTGAACATGAACCGGCTTTCGGTCGTCTACCCGGACACGAAGCGCCAGGCCAACGTGGTGGCGAAAGGTGAAATCCCTGTCGCGCTGTTCAGCCCGAACCTGTTCAAAGACGAACTTCTGGGCCAGCTGCTGCGCGATGACCCGGGTCCTGGCTTTGTGAACTTCCCGGCGGGCATGTCGGCCGGTTTCCCTCACGGCCTGCGCAGCGACACAAACGAATCACCCCATCCCTGGTTCGAACAGTTGGTCGCTGAAGCCCGGTTGCCGGATGGAAAATGGCAGCTGCTGACCGCCAGCGCCCGGAACGAAGCCCTGGACCTGATGGTCATGTCCAATGTGATGGCGACCCTGCACGGGATTCGCCGCATCAAATGGGACCGGCCGCCGGTCTGGGCCGCGCCCTGGGAATTCAATTCGCTGGTGAAGGGCCCGCAAGCCGTGACGCCTGAAGGCGAGCCGATCCCCCAGGCCCTTGGCCCGGTTCACGCGCTGGACGTGAAGCCGACGGTCACGGTAAAGGTTGACCAGGTCGCGCCGAAGCCAACAGGTAGGCGTCTGCCGCCATAGGAGCGCAATCAGTGGCCGTTTTCCCCGTCCCGTGCGGCCCCTTCGCGGGGATGACCCAGGCCCAGCTGCAGGCGCTGCTGGTCCAGGCCCAGCAGGCCCAGGCCGACGTCATGCTTGGTAATAAAAACGTGACCCTGTCTTACACCCAGGGCGACGGCGCGAAGTCGGTCACGCGCCAGATGACCAGCGTCGCCAATGTGACCGCCTTCATGATGATGATCCAGCAGGCGCTGGGTATGCCCTGCGGCCGTCGCCGCGCCATCCGTCCGGTATATGGCCCATGACCGAAAAAGCCCCCACGATTGTCGATTCCCGCGGCCAGCAGATTCCGCCGCGCGGCACCGCTGAGTTTCGCCGGTATATGGCGTTGAATGGCCCGCAGCCCTGGACGCCCTGGGATGCGGCCAGCCGGACCAGCGACGAAGTCGCCTTGTGGAATCCCGGGCTGCTGTCGGCCGACACCGAACGGATTCCCTACCGTGACCGGGTTGTCAGTCGCGTGCGCGATCTGGTGCGCAATGATGGCTGGGGCAGCGGTGCCGTGATGCGCATGCTGGACAATGTGGTCGGCGCGAACCTGCGCCCCATCTTCCGGCCCGACTATCGGTTCTTGCGCGCCATGACCGGCAACAAGGCGTTTGATGCTGTCTGGGCCCATGAATTCGGGCGCGTGGCCGATGCCAACTATCGCGCCTGGGCCAATGATCCCGGCAAATGGTGCGACATCGAACGCGGCTTGACGATGCCGCAAATTTTTTATGTCGCCTATCGGCATGAAATCGTCGACGGCGACAGCCTGGCGGTAAACCGATACGAACCCAGCCGGGTCAGCCCGGGCCGCGCCCGCTACGGCACCGCGGTGCAGCTGGTCGATCCCGACCGCCTGTCGAACCAGAATAATCTTTGGGACCAGATGCTGCCCGACGGGACGCAAATTCGCGGTGGCGTGCGCCTTGATCGGTTCGGCGCGGCCGTCGGGTATTATATCCGCGAAGCCCATCAGAACGATTGGGTCACGGCCGCCAAGTCCATGAAGTGGGCCTATATCCCGCGCGAAGACGACTATGGCCGCCCGATCACGGTTCACAACTTTACCCATGACCGCGCTAGCCAGCATCGGGGCGGCATGGGCATCCTGACGCCCGTGCTGGACCGCATGAAGATGCTGAATAAATACGACCGTGTCGAAGTTCAGTCGGCGCTGGTGAACGCGCTGTTCGCCGCCTACATCGAAAGCCCCTTCGATCCCAATATGGTGGCCGATGCGATGGGCAACACGGTCGACGTGAACGCCGCCCAGCCTGGGGCCTATATCCAGGACATGAATTCAGGTCTGGGCTTTTATCAGAACCTGCGCGGGGAGTTTCACGACCAGAAGCGCATGATGCTTGGCGACGCGCGCATTGCGACGCTGTTCCCGGGCGAGAAAATCAACACGATCAGCGCCAGCCATCCCCATGGCAACTTCGAAGCCTTCGAAAGCGCGATTCTGCGCAACTTCAGCGCCGCGACTGGCTTGTCGCCCCAGCAGATCAGCCAAAATTATGCCGACGCCAACTATTCGAGCATGCGCGCCGCCATGATCGAAGCCTGGAAGTCCTTCGACCGTCGCCGCGCAAACTTCACCATCGGGTTCTGCCATCCCGTGGCCTGCGCGTGGCTAGAAGAGTCCTGGGACCTGGACGATTACCCGCTTCCGAACGGAGTCGTCCCCGACTTCATCGAAGCGCGTCACGCCTACGCCTGGGCGCGCTGGATTGGTCCTGCCCGCGGCTGGGTCGACCCCGTCGCCGAAAAGCAGGGCGCATGGCTGGGTCTGAAGATGGGCGTCGGTTCGCTGGAACAGCTGGCTGCCGAACAGGGCGAAGACCTGGAAGAGATTCTGGACGCCCAGCAGATGGAAAAACGCATGTATGAGGATCGCAAGCTGGCCCCGCCGGATTGGCTGGGTGGTGAACCGACTCCGATTCCGTCGCCGCCGACCGTCGCCACCAAGGCCACGCCCCAGGGTCAGGGACCCGATGCGCCGCCCAAGCCTGCCAAGGAACCTGCGAAATGAAGGACGACTGTCGGTTTGGCCACCTGGCCCAGCGCCTGTTCAACACGCCCTTGGCGATCCATCCCGGCAAAGCCGAAGTGATCATCGGCGCGCTGGCCGACCGCCTGCAGCTGACCAGCATCGAAACCAGCCTGGGCACGATCCGCGCCAGCGGTGCCTGGGACAAGGAAGACTTTGATGAAGAAGGCGAAACCTATTCGGAACCCGGCTATGAAGTCGAACTGGGCATCGCCAAGATCGACATCGCCGACACCCTGGTGATGAAGCTGGGCGGCCTTCGCCCCTTCAGCGGCATGACGGGGTATGACGGAATCCGCCAGAACATGATCGCGGCGGCGCGCGACCCGCTGGTGAAGGCGATCATGATGGACGTCGACAGTCCGGGCGGCGAAGTTTCCGGCCTGTTCGACCTGGCCGATACGATCAGCACCATCGACAAAAAGGTGAAGCCGGTCTTTGCGGTTCTGACCGAAAGCGCCTATTCGGCCGGTTATTGCCTGGCCTGTGCGGCGCGGCGCATTTATGTGCCGCGCACCGGGGGCGCTGGCAGCATCGGCGTGGTGGCCATGCACGTCGATTTGTCCAAGGCAATCGAACGTGCGGGGCTGAAGGTCACCTTCCTATATGATGGCGACAGGAAGATCGACGGCGCGCCCGAAATCCCGCTTTCCGATGAAGCTTATCAGCGTGCCATGAAGGACATCACCACCATCAGCGGTATGTTCCGGTCGACTGTCTCCCAAAATAGGGGCTTGTCGGTTGAAAAAATCCGTGACATGCAGGCGGGGACGTTTCTTGGGGCCGATGGCGTCACCGCTGGCCTCGCGGATGAAGTGATCGCCCCGGCGGATGCCTTTCAGGACATTCTGGACCGGGTCGGATAAGAGGATCGAAGCCCATGTCCAAACTTTCCCGCTTTGCCGGTCTGATGGGCAGCTTTGGCGCGAAGAAGGCCGAAGACAAGCCCGAGGACAAGCCTGAAGCTGGCAAGAAGGGCGAGAAGCCGGAACAGCGCGACGATGAGTCCGATGAGGACTACAAGAAGCGCCTGGACGAATGGGAAAAAGAGCAGGACGACGAAGAAGCCGCCCGCCGCGCCGAAGAAGACGAAAACTGCAAAAAGGCCAAGGAAGAAGGCAAGGAAGAGGGTCGCAAGGCGGAAAATGTTCGCTGGTCGACCGTCCTGGCCAGCGCCGAAGCCCAGGGCAAAGCCGCCATCGCGTGCGACTTCCTGGCCGACAGCCCGGAAATGAGCGCCGACGCCATCATCAAGGTTCTGGGCAAGATCGGCGCGCAGTCGACGCGCAGCACGGTCAGCGCCCGGCATCCCGCGCCTACCCCCGCCCCCGCGACCGGTGACGGTCACGATGACCCCACCAAAGCCAAGGGCCCCAAGGGCTTTGCGGCCCGCGTTGCCGCCGCTGCCGAAAAGGCGCGCGGCGTCACCAAAAAGGCTTCGTAAGGAGAATTCGACATGGCCATGACCGTGAACACCGTCGGCGACCAGCCGATCATCCCTGGCAGCGTCGGCTTCCTCTATGTCAGCGATCAGCTGATCGCTGGCGATCTGAAGCTGGTCACCCAGGCCAATGCGACCATTGCGGGCGGCCTGCTGCTGCCGCGCGGCACCGTGATGGGCAAGCAGACGGTGGGCGCGCTGGTTGCGACCGCCAAGGGCGGCAACACGGGTAACGGCACCATCACCAACCTGGTGGCGGGCACCCAGACCAAGACCGGCAACTATATCCTGACCTTCACCGGGGCCGCGGCCTTCACGCTGGTGGGCCCGGACGGCCAGGCGCTGCCCAATGGCGTCGCGGGCAACTATGTGAATCCGGCCCTGAACTTCACCGAAACCGCGGGCGGCGTCGCCTTCGTGGCGGGCGATCAGTTCACCATCAACGTCGCGGTTGGCGCGGATAGCTGGGTGAAGTCGGTCGCCACCGCGGTCGACGGCAGCCAGGTCCCCCAGGGCATCCTGGCCGAACAGGCCGACGCGACCGGCGGCAACGTGAACGGCGGCATCTATCTGACCGGCGAGTTCAACGAAAACCGCGTCGCCTACGATGTCAGCTGGACCCTGCAGGCGCTGCGCGACGCCCTGCGCCCGTTCAACATTTTCCTGAAGTCGGCCATCATCGCCGACCCGGCGTCTTAAGAGGGCTGACCCATGAACACCCCGACCATCAACTTCGCGTTCGACACCGCCGACCTGGTCGAAGTCGTCCCCACGCTGCTGACCCCGCAGACGTTCTTCCTGGACCATTTCTTCCCGCGCGTGACGATGTCGGACACCCGGTTCGTCGCCATCGACGTGATCATCGGCAAGCGCCGCATGGCCCCGTTCGTGTCGCCGCGCGTCGAAGGCAAGCTGGTGGAAGCCCGCCGCGTTCAGACCAACGTCTTCGAACCGCCCTACATCAAGGACAAGCGCGCACCTGACCTGCTGCGCCCGGTCCAGCGCATGCCTGGCGAACGTCTGCTGGGCGGCGAAATGTCCGGCGAAGAACGCATGATGGCGAACCTGGCCTTCGAAATGCAGGACCAGGTCGAAATGATCCAGCGTCGCCTGGAATGGATGGCCGTCCAGGCTGTCCTGACCGGCACCGTGACCGTGGCGGGCGACGGCTTCCCCACCACCACCATCGACTTCGGCCGCGATTCGTCCATGACGGTGGCGCTGACCGGGGGGGCCCAGTGGGGCCAGGCGGGCGTGTCGCCCGTTTCCGATCTGGAAGTCTGGATGCTGGCCATGCTGAAGCTGGTCGGCATCGCGCCCGACTGGTGCATCATGACCCAGGACGCCTTCGACCTGTTCATCGCCGACGTGAAGCTGCAGGGCGCTGTCCTGTATCCGGTCTGGAATCCCTATGACAATCGCCTGAACCCCGGCCCGCAGGTCGAAAAGGGCATTGTCCAGAAGGGCCAGTGGGGCCAGCTGAAGATCGTCGTCTATAACGACTGGTACGTCGACGACAGCAACACCCAGCAGCCGATGCTTCCGGCCGGGACCGTGATCCTGGCCGCCGAAGGCGAAGGCGGCGTGATGGGTATTCGCGCGTTCGCGCAGATTCTGGACCCGGACTTCAACTATGAGGCGCTTCAGTACGCGCCGAAGACCTGGACGACCAAGGACCCCGCGCAGCTGCTGATCATGATGCAGTCCGCGCCCCTGGTGATCCCGGGCCGCCCGAACGCGACCTTCGCCGCGACCGTTCACACTTAAGCCGCCAGCGCGGTAATAACCCGGGCGCAATTCGCCCAAGACTGAAGGTGATTCATGGCCGAAGAAAACCAGACCGACGAAGCCAAGGCCGCCGCGGCCGACAAGGAAGCCAAGCGCCGCGCAAAGCTGTCCCCGGAACAGCGTGATCTTGAAGACCGCGCGGCCAAAAACGGTCTGTCGGTCGAAGACCAGGCCGAACTGGACAAGCTGGAAGCCGAAGAGGCGGCCAAGAGCAATCCCCAGGCCCGCATCCAGGCGCTGCGCGCCAAGCAGATCGCCGGTCAGAAGGCCGCCCGCGACAAGCAGGCGACCATCGAAGCCATCGTCGCGCCTGGTCGCAGCGTTTTCACCGAACACGGCCAGACCGAACCGCATGGCCCGGGCGCGAAGATCATGCTGACCCCGGTGGAATACGCCAAGCTGGTGGCGCTGGGTCATGTCCGCGATCCGAACGGTGAACTGGTCGAACGGTCGGGCCCGAAGGTCCTGGAAGATGCCGGTCTGATCCGTGGTCATTCCGCCGGTCAGGGCCAGCAACCCGCCAAGTAAGAGGCAATCCCGTGGCCATCGACTGGGAAGGGGAAGTGGGGGCCCCGACCGTCGAGGTTTTCGGGGAAGCGATCCAATACTATCCTGGCGATGGCGCGCCACCCTTCCCGCTAGTCGGCGTTTTCGATGAAGGCTATCGGGAAACCACGATCATCGACGGGCTGTCCTACACTAGCGACGCCATGCCGGTGATCGGTATCAACGAAGGGCAGTTCCGTTCCAACACCTACAGGGCAGCGCCGAATGACATGCTGCAGCTGACCGATCCCGACTCGCCCAACTTCGGCAATAAGTTCATGGTCAAAGAGGTTCGCCCCGACAGCCATGGCGTCCAGAAACTGATGTTGCAGGTCTATGCGGGGGCGCTGCCATGACTGGCACCGTCACCCCCCAGATCATGACCGCGGTCTACAATGCTTTGAAACCAGCTGGGCCGACTTTTCCCACGCCAGCGAACGACAAGGTTTATTTGCCGCTGACCTGGCCGACCGATCCCGTCGCCGAACCGATCCTGAAGATCAGCGTCCCGGAGGAAATCAAGGATGGCCTGGGGAAGTCCGGCATCCAGTTCACCACCGGCTGCACCCTGGAAGTGATCGGCGAAGTCAGCGCGACCGCGAAACCGGACAATGCCGAAGCGAACGACGTCTGGACTGCCCTTGGCATGTTCCAGCGCGATGTCGAACTGGCCGTGATCGGCAATCCCGTGCTGTTCGGCGGCGGCGTGATTGTCGCCGGGGAAGTGACGGGCGCGCCCGGCCTGGTCGAGCGCCTGAAGTCTGTCCATACGAAGTATGCGGTGAATTCCGAAGGGCAGATGACCCGCGGGGCCTTCTCCATGACCTTCGACTTCGAATTCTACCAGGGCACCGAAGACTTCCAGACCCCGCCGACCGTCGACATCGACCGCTTCCATATTTACGCGGACCTGATAAACGTGGCAGACCCGTCGGGGACCTATGATCCCCCGATGGATTACACGCCCACCCCGGCACCGCGAACCCAGGGGCCGGATGGGCGAATCGAGGGCGAAGCGGAAATCTTGTTGCCGGTCCCGGAAGACTGAAGAGGGCAGACCATGTTCGTGATTCCCAAAAAAGACCTGACCATCGTCGACCCCACGCGCAAGGATACGCTGCCCCCGGAAGGCCGCGATGTCGGCACCCTTGACCCCATCTATTGGGGCCGCCGGATCAGCGATGGCGACGTGGCCCTGGTCGCCGATGACAAGGTCGAAGACGCCAAGTCGAATCTTGAAGCGGCCGACGCCGCCCGCGCCAAAAAGGCGGCCGAAGATCGCGCTGCCGCTGAAGAAGCGGCCGAAAAGGCGAAGGTCGCCGCTGCGGCCAAACCTGCCGACCAGACCCAGAAACCCCCGGCCGCGCCTGCCGCTGCCAGCCAGGCCCAGAAGTAAGGATCGCCGCCCATGATCAGCTTCAGCAACATTCCCGAAAATTTGCGGGTTCCGCTGTTCTTCGCCGAACTGAACAACAGCCAGGCGAACACCCTGCAGTCGGGCCAGAAGCGCGCCCTGCTGATCGGCCAGATGACCAGCGCGGGCGCGGGCGTGGCGAATGTTCCGGTCTTGGCCCAGGGCGGTACGCCCGACGGCAATGGCCAGATGGCCGACGCGGTCACGCTCGCGGGCGCGGGTTCGATGCTGGCTTTGATGGCTGGAAAATATCGCCTGAACGATTCGTTCGGCGAAGTCTGGTATCTGCCGCTTGCCGATGATGGCGCGGCCGTCGCGGCCGTCGGCGGCCTGCTGTTCACCCATGTGGCGACCGCTGCGGGCACGCTGAACCTGAACGTCGGCGACGTCCTGGTCCAGATAGCCGTCACGGCCACCATGACCTTGGCGCAGCTGGCCACCGCGATGACCGCGGCCATCAATGCGAACGTGAACCTGCCCGTCACCGCGGTGGTGGACACGGTCACCCCGAATCCCGACAAGGTCATCATCACCGCCAAGAACAAGGGCCTTTCGGAAAATGATATTCCGCTGGTGCTGAACGCTGGCGGAATCCAGGCAGGTCAGCAGATGCCGACCGCCCTGGCGATCACCGTCACCGCAATGGCTGGTGGCACCACGAACCCCAGCCTGACCGCTGGCTTGGCCGCGCTGGGCGACAAGGCGTTCGACGGCGTCATCATGCCGTATTACGACGCCACCAGCCTGAATTCACTGCAGACGTTCTTCAATGACCAGACGGGCCGCTGGGCCTGGTCGCAGCAGATTTACGGCCATGGCTTTACCGCCATGGTCGGCACGGTCGGCACCGCCCAGACTCTGGGCCTGACGCGCAATGACCAGCACATGACGATTCTGGCGCAGAATGGCAGCCTGACGCCGCATTGGCTTTGGGCCCCCGCCTATTCGGCGTCCGCCCTGGTCGCGCTGCGCGCCGATCCTGGCCGTCCGATGCAGACCCTGGTCATCAATGGCGTGTCCGCGCCCGGCGTGACCAGCCAGTTCCTGCTGTCCGACCAGAATACCTTGCTTTGGTCCGGCATCAGCACGTTCAACGTGGGCGATGGTGGCGTCGTGACGCTGTCCAAGCTGATCACGACCTACCAGGAAAACGCCTTCGGCCAGCCCGACGACAGCTATCTGGGCATCGAAACGATGTTCCAGCTGATGTTCTTGCTGCAGGACCTGGCCATCTATGTGACCAGCAACTATCCGCGCTGCAAACTGGCCGCTAGCATGTCCCGCATCCCGCCCGGCAGCTTCATCGTCACGCCCGCCCAGATCAAACAGGACCTGATCGGGCATTACAGTGACCTCGTGAACGCGGGGCAGGCGCAGGACCTGGCGGACTTCGCCGCCAATATCCAGGTCGAACAGAACGCGCAGAATCCCAACCGCGTCGACGTTCTCTATGTCCCAACCGTGATGAACCAGCTGAACGTCTTCGCGGCGCTGGTTCAGTTCCGGCAGTAAGGAAAGGCTTAAGCGATGGCCGACAATGCAAATTCTGGCATGGCGTTCCTGTCCATCAATGGGCAGGGCTATCGCCTGGTCGGGGAATTCAGCTGGGACCCTGGCGCGACCGACCGCGAAACCCAGAAGGGCATGGACGGCATCCATGGCCAGAAGCTGTCCCCGCGCGTGCCGTTCATCAGCATGGTCTTGCGCGACAGCAGCGGCATCGTGATCGCGGGCCTGAACGACATCGACGACGGCAATATCTTCTGCCAGCTGATCAGCGGGAAGACCGTCAATGGCCGCGGCATGTGGCAGGTCGGCCCCACCGAAGTGAACAGCGAAGAAGGCACGGTCACTGTCCGGTATGAGGGCGGCACCGGCAGCGTGCTGGAAGGTACGGCGTAAATGGCCGACAGCGACCGCGACGAATCTGGCTTTTACACCGGCGAAGGCCAGACGACGATCAGCCTGCGCACGCCCGTCGAGCGCACGGGGGCGCAGCCCCTGACCGCCATCACGCTGAAAGAGCCGACCGCGAAGCAACTGTCGGAATTCTTCCAGAAGGCGAATCAGACGAACGACGACGGCGTCGCCGCCATGACCCTTCTTATCAGCCTTTGCAGCGGCATCCCGCCCAATGAAGTCGAAAATCTGCGCCAGCGCGATCATGACAAATGCGCGGCGTGGCTGGCGCTTTTTACGAAGGCCCTGCCCAAGAGTTCGGCGACGGCCTAGCGGGCTGGCTTCGCCACTTGGGCGATAAGATCGCGGAAACCAGCGCGGTCTTCTGTTGGGGCCCGAACCAAGGCTGGGACCTGACCCCACGACAAATCAAATGGTGGTATAGCCAGGGCGTCCGCGTTGAAAAACTGAGGCGCTACTGATGGGCACCCGTTACAATATCATGGTGACGGCCACCGATGCCGCCACCGCCAGGGTCCGGGCCATCAAACAGGGCCTGGGCAGCATCGTCGCCCCCATCACGAATGTTGGGAAATCCGTCAAGGCGCTGGGCAAGGAAGTCGGCATCGACAAGCTGGCCAAAGGGGTCGGCAAACTTGGCAGCATGGCGACCGATGCGGTTAAGAGCATCGGCGGAATCTCCCCCGCGCTGGCGGGCGTGGTGGGCGTGGGCAGCCTGGCCGCGATGGCCGCCTATGGCAAACAGCTGATTTATTCCCAGTCCGCGACCATGCGGTTCGCCGCCACCACTGGCGTGGCCGCGCAGCGCGTGCAGGTCCTGGAAGGCGGCGCGAAGCTGGCGGGCCTGCAGGTCGGCGACATGGATGGTGCGATCCAGAACCTGGGCACGACCCTGCAAGATGCCCGCTGGGGTCGAAACCAGGGCGCGCTGATGATGATGAACCGCCTGGGGATGCGGCTGAAATATACGAAGAACGGGGCCATCGACACTGAAGCCGCCATCGGCGACCTGGCCGATGCCTTTGGGCCTGGTGGCAAGCTGGCGAAAGCCCCGGTCCAGACGAAGATGCTGGTCGCCCAGCAGTTCGGCGTCGAAGCCCTGCTGCCCATGTTGCTGCAGGGCCGCAAAGCCTGGGAAGCCTATAACGAGGCTGCCGCGAAGGTGAAGCCGCCGCTGTCCGACGACGATTTGAAGCGGGCCAATGAATACCGCAAGAGCATCGACCTGATGTCGCTGTCCTTCGATGGCCTGGGTCAGTCGATTGAAAAATCCTGGTTCAGCACGAAGGGATTCTGGGACTGGATCACCCAGCACAACGTCAACGCCCAGAAGAACATCGACAAATATGGCGTCTTTGGCGCGATGGGCCATGGCGCGATGGCCTACGGGAAGGATGCGATCAAGGCGGTGGGCGGCGTCGGCAAATCTGTGCTGGACGCGGCCGGGCTGACCCCGAAAGCATGGCGCGACCTGGGCAACCTGATCAGCGCGGGCGAAGGCGGTTATGATAGCGTGAACCTGGGCAAGCGCGGCGGCTACAAGGGCGCGCATGTGAACCTGGTGGAAAGTTCGATCCAGTCGATCATGGACGCCCAGCAGCGCGGGGACTTCAACGCGGCGGGAAAATTCCAGATGACGAAGGACACGCTGGCCGCGGCCGTGAAGGCCATGCACCTGGACACTTCCCAGAAGTTCGACCAGGGCATGCAGGAACGCATCTTCCGCCAGTACCTGGTCGGCATGAAGCGCCCGGAGATTGCCGACTATGTCAGCGGCAAATCGAACGACCTGCGCGGCGCGGTGAAGGCCGCGTCCAAGGAATGGGCCAGCGTGGCCGATCCCGACACTGGCCAAAGCCATTACGCGGGCATCGCCAACAATAAGGCCAGCATCAGCGCCGACCAAATGGCCGCGGCGCTAAAGCAGGCGCGCCAGGATCAGCAGAACGCCCCTGAAAAGGTTCCGGGCGGGAAGCCTTATGTCATGGGGTCGAACCCCAAGGCCGAATTGACCGCGCCCGCGAATGGCGGGCCGTCCGATCAGACGGCAGCCCAGGTGGGCAGCGATGGCGGCGACATGGGGCAGGTCTGGCAGAACGCTCCCAAGCCTGGCACGGCCAAGGTCGACGGCACGCTGACACTGCACCTGAAGGGGTTGCCGCCTGGCGTTCAGGCGACCGTGACCGACAGCAACGGGCCGGTTAAAACGATCCTGAAGACCGAAACCAGCATGCCGGATTTTAACCTATGAGCCTGATCAGCGGCATCACGCGAGGCATCAGCGACGCCGAAAACCTGGTCGACGGGTTCATCGGCGGCCTGGGCGATCTGCCGGTCCCGGCGAACTTCAATGGGACTTATCCCCAGTTCCTGTCCCTGCTGCAGGCCGCCAGCTTCCGGGGCGTGCCATTCGGCGTGACGACGTGCGAAGGCCGATTCGGTCGATCCATCGCGCTGCATGAATATCCGTTCCGGGACACGCCCTGGCCGGAAGACCTGGGCCGCGCGACCAGAAAGTTCAGCATCCAGGGCTTCATGATCACCGATTCGCTTGTCTATGGCGGCGGCGATGTCAGCGACCAGATTCAGCAGCTGATCGGCGCGGCCGAAGCCAATGGGGCCGGAACCCTGGTCCATCCCACGCTGGGCCGCCTGCAGGTCAGCATCCCGGAAGAAGGGCTGATCGTGACCCAGCGCCTGGACGGCGCGACCTTCGCCGAATTCACCCTGGCCTGTTATGACAGCGGCGACCGCACCTTTCCGGCTGCCAGCACCAGCCAAGATGACGACATGGATAGCGCAGCCGACGGGATCGACAGCGCGGCCAGCCAGGACTTCATCACCGCGGTGACCCCCGGGGTCGCCCTGGGGTCCTTTGTCGTCGACATGGCGGTCGGCACTGTGACCAGCTGGGTCGGGCTTTTGACCCAGGCCGCGACCGACGCCACCGGCATCTTCAACCTGGCCGCCAGCCTGCCGGGCAACTTCGGCCGGTTCTTCAACGGGGCCCTGGCGGGCTTCAATACCGGCCTGTCCACGAATCCCATGCCGCCGACCATGGAAGACCTGATCTTTACGGCCACCCAGGAACGCGCGGCTGTCACCCAGGCTGGTGACGCCTTGATCACGGCCGCCAGCATTACCGAACCCAGCGGGCCGCCACCGGCCGCCCAGGCGGCTGCTGCGGCCCTGGTCGCGTCGATTGTGAACCCGTCGGACGGCATCCGGCTGTTCACGATGCTGGCGAACTTTTACCCGGCGGCCCCGACCGGGTCTTCGACCATCGGCCAGGCGGCGGCGACCATGCAGACCGCGATGGGAAATCTGCTGCGCCGCACCGCGCTGGCTGCCCTGGTCAGGGTCACCGATCAGTATCAGCCCCAGTCTGAAAACGACGCCAACACCCTGCGCCTAAACGTCTGCACCCTGCTGGACACCGAATCAGTGATCGCGGGTGATGCGGGCGATGATGCCAGTTATGACGCCCTGGTCAGCGCGAAGGCGACCGTGTCGGCGATCCTGGACGGCCGCGGGGCCCAGCTGCCGCCCATGCAGCGGTTCACCTTCCCGGGCAGCCTGGTTTCCCTGGTGGCCGCGCAGCGGATTTACCAGGACAGCACCCGCGCAGACGAACTGGTCCGGCTGGCTGATGCCCGCCATCCCGCCTTCATGCCCTTGTCCTTCAAGGCGCTATCGTCTTAAGCTGTAATTGTTACAGCGCGGGGATGCAGGTCGAAGTCCTGCCGGGCGCATAGCCCGTAGCTTAAAGATTGTGACCTGGGCGACCAGGAAAGTACCGCCGAAATACCAACGGGCGCGCCCGGTCTTATTGGCTGTCGTGCTGGATCAAACAGATGGGCCCGGACCTGTCTTAGCCAGCGAGTCGTGAAAGGTCGAAGGCCCCGCCGTCTTGGGCATAGATGCCTTTGACAAATCCCGGCGGGTGGCGCGCTGCCGGGGCCTTCCTGTAAGAAGGTCGCATGGCGGACGATGGCGACCTGACAATCACTTCCGGCGGCCAGACCCTGGGGGGCTGGGAAGACATCGAAGTCGCGGTGGGTATTGAAGTTTGCCCCTGGCTTTTCAACATCAGGGCCACCGAAAAATTCTCCGAAACCAGCAGTAGCGTGATCCTGCAGCCTGGCGATCCCTGCACGGTCCAGATCGGCCGCGATCTGGTGATGACCGGCTGGGTCGACCGGCTGAAGCCTTCGATCCGCGGGAAGAAGAATCACTTCGTCGGATACTCGGGCCGGTCGAAGTCTCAGGATGCCGTCGACTGCAGCGCCGAATGGCCGGGCGGCCAGATCAACGGGTCATCGGTCCTGGAAATTGCGAACAAGCTGCTGCAGCCTTATGGGATCACCGTCGAAGGCCAGGTCGACACGGGTCCGCCGATCCCCCAGTTCAATCTGACCATTGGCGAAAGCGCCTATTCGATCATCGAACGGCTGGCGCGGTTTCGCGGCCTGCTGATCTATGACCTGCCGAACGGCAACCTGGTGCTGGCCCAGGCGGGCAGCGACATCATGGGTTCAGGCATGAAGCAGGGCGAGAATATCCAGGATGCCGACGCCGACTATTCGATGGACCAGCGGTTCAGCGATTACGAAGCCTTCATTACCGCGGTGGATACGCTGTCCGACTTGGGCAATGGCGGCAATCTGCTGGCCACCACGACCGACCCGGGTGTGAAGCGCCACCGGCTGCGCACGATCATCAGCGAGGGCGGCGCGCTGGGCAATGACGTGGCGAAGAAGCGCGCGATCTGGGAAGCAGCCCGGCGGGCTGGCCGGTCTAACGTCGTCATCGCCACGGTCGACAGCTGGCGCGACACCGACGGCAAATTGTGGACGCCGAACGCCATCATCCCGATTGACGCGCCCGCGCTGAAATTGCCCGACGGCCTGATCTGGATCATCAGCCAGGTGACCTTTAAGCGTGACCGGCTGACCGGCACGACCGCGATCATCCAGGCGATGCCCCAGGCGGCCTTCCTGCCGGAACCGATCCTGCTGCAGCCGCTACCTGGCGACGTAATGGCGGCGACCGCGCCATGATCGGCTGGGAAGAACACTTCCGGGCCTTGCGCCAAGGTGTCAGTAGGTCGCTGAACGGCCTGAAGATGATGCTGGGCCGCGGGCGCATCCAGATGGTGATCAATAACGACCACGGCCCTGTCCAGATGATTCAGGTCCAGGTCAGCGCCGTGGAACTGATGAACTTGCCGCGCCTGGCGGAATTCGGTTTCGTATCGCGGGCCCCGAAGAATTCCGATTGCGCGATCATCTTCCTGAACGCCGAACGGACCTGGGGGATCGTCGTCGCCACTGGGAATCAGACCGCGCGCATGCCACTGGCCAATGATGGCGAAACCGCCATCCATGACGCCAACGGTGAAAACGGCGCGGCCGGTAAGTGGATTTGGGCAAAGAAGGGCGCGGGCTGGGAAATTGAGTGCAACGGCGAACCCTTCATCTTGATGGACTGCAGCAATCTGACCGCCAGCAACAAAGCGGGTGGCACCATGCCGGTGACGCTGAACATGAACGGCGGCAACGTCACCCTGAACCTGGGGGGCGGCAACGTCACCCTGAACAATCCCGGCACCGTCGTGCTGGGTCCGGCGGGCAAGCGCGTGGTAATGGACGGGGACCCGGTCGTCGGCGGCGGCGGCGGCACCGTGCAGGCGACGCAAAACGTGGTGAAGGTATGAGCGCAATCGGCGGCGATCCCATTGGCGAATTCGTCATCGGTCAAAGCCCCATCGGCTTTCCGAAAAACCCTCCACCGGCCCACACCGATATTATGACGGTCTGGGACGTCCAGAACGCCCGGGGCGACTGGCAGCTGTCCGGCCATGACCTGCTGTCCGGCGACGACCTGGCGACCGCGACGCTGATCAGCCTGTTCACCGACCGGGTCGCGCTGCCCGACGACGTGATCCCGGATGGCACCAATGACATGCGCGGCTGGTGGGGCGATGCGGGCCAGGATTACCCTATCGGGTCCCGGCTTTGGCTGCTCGAACGCGCGAAGCTAACCCCGGGGATCGCCCAGCAGGCCGAAGACTACGCGGCCGAAGCCCTGAAATGGCTGATCGACGACGGAGTCGTCGCCAAAATCCAGATCGCGGCCCGAATCGTGTCGACCGTCCCGGGTAAGCTGGTCTTGGGCGTGGTTTTGTATAAAACGGACGGGACCCTAAAAGCCCTGAATTATGTCTGGGTCTGGAACAACTGATGCCCTTCGAACGCGAAACCCTGACCCAGCTGCGGGCCGATGCGTCCGCCGACATGCAGGCCCAGCTGCCTGGCGCGGACCCGCTGCTGCGGTTTGCGAACCTGCGCATCGTGATGACCGTCCTGGCGGGCATGGCGAATCAGCAATACGGCTATATCGACTGGGGCGCGCGGATGGCCGTCCCTTTCACCGCCGAAGATGAATTCCTTTATGCCTGGGGTGCGCTGAAGGACGTCTACCTGAAGGCGGCCACCCAGGCGGGCGATCCCGACATCAATGGCGGCGGCGCGACGACCTTCACGGGATGCACGCCCACGGTGGGCGGCGTCCCGCTCTTGCCCGTGGGGTCAGAACTGCAGCGCGGCGACAACGTCGCCTTCATCACGTTGGCCGACGCCACGGTCGCCGATGACGGCACCCTGACCGTCAACATCGAAGCCGTCGATCCTGGCGCGGCTGGTAACTGCCCGGTCGGCACCGTCTTGACCCTGGGCAGCAACATCGCGGGCATCCAGTCGAACAGCGTGGTCAGCACGGCCGTGACTGGCGGCGCGGACATCGAAACTCAGGACGAATTCCGCAGCCGCATGCTGCAGGCTTACCAACAGCCCCCACAGGGCGGCGCGCAGGCAGATTATGTCAAATGGGCCCTGGCCGTCCCTGGCGTGACGCGCGCCTGGTGCCAGCCGCTGGGCATGGGCGCGGGCAGCGTGACAGTCTTTTTCATGATGGACGACGTCGAATCGGCCTACGGGGGCTTTCCCCAGGGCACCAATGGCGTGGCCACCTTGGAAACGCGAGCCTCCCCGGCAACCGGCGATCAGCTGCTACTGGCGAACAATCTGTTCCCGCAGCGCCCAGTCACCGCCCTGGTCTATGCCGCGGCTCCGGTCGATGACGCCATCGCCTTCACCTTCAAGAACATCAGCGACCCGACCATCCAGGCCGCGGTCGAAGCCGCTATCGACGATGTCTTTTTGACCCAGGGGTCGGTCGGCGGCACCATCGACCTGAACACTGGCGAAGCTGGCGGCCAAGTGAATCTGATCGACCTGCAGGCCGCGGTCGCGGCAGTCCCCGGTTTCGGCGACGGCGTCATGGTCAGCCCGACCGACAATATCGTCGCGGCGACCGGATACCTGCCGACCCGCGGGGCCATGACCTGGGAATAACCGGATGGCCGCGCCCCAGTATTCCGACGACGACCTGGCCAGCCGCCTGATCGGCATGCTGCCCCGCGGCAAGGTTTGGCCCCGGGACTTCGACACGATCATGACGGCCACCATGCGAGGCTGCGCGCCGACCTGGCAGCGCATTTGCCAGCGGGTCAGCGACCTTATCGTCGACGCCTTCCCGGCCACCACGGTCGAACTGCTGCCCGAATGGGAAGCGACCCTGGGGCTGCCGGACCCGTGCGCGGGCGTCGCGCCGACAATCCTGCAGCGCCAGCAGCAGGTCCTGGCCAGGTTCATCGCGACCGGGGGCCAGTCGGCCGCCTATTTCATCGCCCTGGCGGCGGCCTTGGGCTATGACATCACGATCACCGAATACATCCCGGCCCAGTTTGGGATGCGATTCGGCAACCGTTTCCTGGGGGACGGCTGGGCTTACACTTGGCAGATCAATGCGCCCCTGTATGGTCCGCGCGGGTTCATCTTCGGCGCGAACCGATTCGGGGACCCGTTTTCGACCTATGGCAATGAAGTGCTAGAGTGTGAAATGAACCGGGTGAAGCCCGCCCATACCATCCTGCTGTTCAAGTATTCGTGAGGGGACGCCTTAGATGGACCTGCTAGTTTCCGACAGTTCAGTCCCTTGGGCCGATGCCGATCAGCCGCCGGTCGGCGGGACGCCGCAATATGCCACCGATGGCAATCCGGCCGCCGATCCGCCGGTCCCTGGCACGGTCTGGCCCGCCTACTGGTTCAACACGCTGCTGAAGGAATTGCTGGCGATCCTGACGGCCGCAGGGGTCACGCCCGACCGCACGGTCACAAACCAGCTTCTGACCGCGCTGCAGGACCTGTTCGACAGCAAGCTGACCAGCGGCGTGCTGACCCTGCCGGGCGGCTACATTTTCATGATCACGACCTACAGCATCAGCGTAGGCAGCGCGGGCAGCCCGGTCGCTGGCCTAAATGTCGGGTCGGCCGACGTCACCTATCCGGCGACCTTCCCGACCGGCTGCCTCAATATCCAGGCCACCCCGGGCGTGAACGTCAATTCGGCCGTGGCCAGCGCGCAGGCTGTCAACAACGGCAACAATAAATGCCACCTATATGTGAGCGATTCCACGACCAGCGGGATCGCCATCGGGTGGATTCTCGCCTTTGGCCAGTAAGGAAAAACCGATGCCGAAATACTATTTCCAGGCTGCGACGGTTTCGCTGTTCATGGACCATTTGCACGGCCCGCGCGAAATCCTGATCGACGATCCCGCCTTCGATCCGAAGAAGGCCGCCAAAGGTGTGGTAGCGAAGAAAGTCAGCGCCCCAAATCCGAACTGCAAGCTGCCGGAAGACGCGGTCGAAATCACCCAGGCGCGCCACACCGAACTGATGGACGGCCAGGCCGCGGGCAAACAGATCGTGGCGGGCGATGATGGGCTGCCCAAGCTGATCGACCGCCCGGGCCCGACGCCCGACCAGGTCAAGGTTGGCATGATCGCCCAGCGCAACCAGGCGCTGAAGGATTCGGATTACACCCAGTTCGAAGACAGCCCGCTGGACGCGGTGGGAAAAACGGCATGGGCCCGCTATCGGCGCGCGCTGCGTGATTACCCGGCCAGCGTGGCCGATTGGTCGAATCCGCCGCCCCTGCCGAAAGCCCCGAAGTAAGGACGCCGCCATGAAGCTGATCCGCACCGCCCTGCTGGCCGCTGGCATCCTGGTCGCGCTGGCCGCACCAGCCGCCGCACAAAGCGGCTGTTCCCAGATCATCAACGGGGCCGTGCTGACCGCTGCCCAGTGGAATCAGTGTTTTCAGAACAAGCAGGACGCCAACACGCCTAGCGCGCCGCTGACCGTTCCCCAGGGCGGCACCGGCCTATCGGCTGGCACGCCTGGGGGCGTCCCCTATTACCCCACCACCACGACCATGGCGTCCAGCCCAGCCTTGGGCGCTAACCAGCTGGTGATCGGCGGCGGTACGTCGGGCCCAGCCGGATTGGGCACCACCGGCACCAGCACGACCCTGCTGCACGGCAACGCGAGCGGCGCGCCCAGTTTCGGCCCGGTGAACCTGGCGACCGACACGACGGGCACCGCGCCCACGTCTGGCATCCCGACCGGCAAGTCTGTCGCCGATCCTGGGACCGGCCACCTGGAAAACCTGCTGCCGCCCCAAATCTCGACCGCAGCCAGTTACACTTATGCGACCGTCGACCTGCAGCTGGAAACCCGCCGCAGTCATTCCGGCAGTGCGATGACCGACACGTTCCCCGCCAGCACCGTGACCGGCTTGGCGAACGGCGCGCGCATCACCGTGAACAATGTCGACGCCACCGCGACCGACACGATCACCGCGGGCGCGGGCACGACCATTAACGGCAATAGCACCGACGTGATCGAAGCTGGCCGGTCGGTCACCTATATTTACGACCTGGTCGCCACCACCTGGCGCAAGACCTTGAACACTGGCAGCGCCGCGATCTTCGGCAGCACCAGCGGCAACACCGTCGGCGATGTCGTGACCATGCGGTCAACCGCGGGTGGCGTCCAGGATAGTGGCGTCGCCATCGGCACCATGGTGATCGGCCCTTCGTCGGCCGTGTCCGGCAATCTGCCCAGCTTCAACGGGACCGGCGGCAAGACCATCCAGGACAGCGGCGTCGCGGCCAGCAATGTCACCACCCTGACCGGCAGCCAAAACGTCACCGGCCAGAAAACCTTCACCGCGCCGATCCTGGGCGCGGCCACCGGCACCAGCCTGGCGCTGGGCGGCGCGACCATCGGGTCGAACGCCCTGGCCATCACCGGCAATTCCGCCATTGGTGGAACCGAAACGGTGACGTCCGCGTCGGCCAGCGCGGTCGCGGTGGGTCCCAATGGTGCGACAAACCCCAGCCTGAAGGTCGACGCTTCGACGGCAAGCGCCGCGACTGGCATCCTGGTGAAGTCCGCGGCGGCGGGCAGCGGCGCTGCCGTATCGACAGTTTCATCCGGCACGAACGAAAACCTGACCCTGGACGCCAAGGGAAGCGGCAGCATCACCGTTGGCGGGACTTCGACCGGCGGCGTCGTCCTGGGCGGCGGCGTCACCGCGGCGGGCGTGGCCACCACCGGCACGACCGGCGGTTCTCTCTGCCGCACTGCGGCTGGCGTGGTGATCTATACGTCGGGAGCGAACTGCTTTGCTGGCGCGGGCATCACAATTGGCAGCACGACGGTGACCAGCGGGACCAGCGGGTATTTCCTATACAATAACGCGGGCACCGTCGGAAATCTTTCCCCACTCAGCACCGCGTCCAGTCCCTTTGTCGCCACCGCGACGCGCGTCACCGGACTATCTGCCGGGGCCAGCAGTTCCGTCACTGCTTCCACCCCTGCGAACACGGGCGGCCAATACTGTGTCTTTGAAAGCGGTGGCGTTGGGTCTTCAGCGCATTGCGGCACATATGACAACAGTGCCAATTTTGTCGGCGTTGGAAACAATTCGGTCGCCCAAAGTTCAGGTTCGACGAATATCACCGGCATCAGCCCGGGTTCATCTGGTGCGGGCACCATCGTGATCAGCACCGGCAGCCTGACTTCCTCCAATAATTTCACCGTGACTTACTGGCCCAGCCCCCGATAACCGAAAGGCAATCGCCATGCGCAATTTTATGAAGTTCTTTTTCAGCCTTCTGATTCTTCTGTTCCTGGTCGTGATGGCGCTGCCTTCCTTCGCCCAGGATGCTTACAAGGGAATCGCCCAGCGGCCGTCCGCCAGTCCGCTGATCTATGGCATCTTTGACTTGCCGGACGGCACCACCATCACCGGCACCACGCTGGAATCCGGGAACAGCGCCTGGTCGAACATCGGCGCGGGGACCTTCCAGGCCATCAATGGCGAAGGGACGAACGGCCTGGCGGGCTGCACGCCCGCGCCAAGCTGTTCGAACACCTATAACGAATTCCCCAATACCGCGACGCTGGGCGGCACGCCTGTCCCGATCACCAGCCAGGGCGGCAGCTTCAGGATCGAACCGGCTGGCGCGGGCGCTATGCCGCTGACCTTGATCGCCGATATGTGCGGTTCCGGCATGGGCGGCTGTACCCCGTTCACAAATTTTCTGCATCTCAACTTTGGACAGGGCGGCTGGGCGCTGACCTATTGCGTGACCGGGTCTTGCCCGGCCGGGTTCAATGTCCTGGGTTCTGGCACATACCTGCCGCTGACCATCGGCGCGGCCTATCAGGTGTCATGGGACATCGACGAAGTGAACCACCAGGTCACGATCCATCTGCCCGATGGCACCAACGGTGGCCCCTATAGCTTCCCGGCCAGCCTTGCCCCGATCATCGACCGCTTCCAGATCGGGGGATTTTCGAACCCGCTGTCCGCGCGCTGGCTGAACGTCTGGTCGGGCCAGTCGAAGGCCGAAGCCATGGCTGCGGCCGGTCGCGCGGCCCCGATGATCGACGTCACCACCCTGCGCGCCCAGAACAACCAAAACGGCAGCCAGAAAAGCGGCCTCACACTTGGGACCGCCAAGCTGTTCGCCACCGTCACTATGGCCAGCGCCCAGTTTGGCGACCGCGTCGAAGTGAACGCCCAGACCGTCGTCGAATCCAGTGCGCTGCCTGGCGTGGCCTTGGACATCGAAGACGTCGAAGTCCCCGTCTTCTCCACCGGCTGCTGTAACCAGATGGGACCAGTGAAGGTGAAGAATTCCGACCCCCAGAACAGTTCGGGAGTTTGTTTCACTTCTCCGATCAGCGCATCGCTGGCCGGGACCCCTGGCTATGGCTACACCGTGTCCCTGTACGCCACGCCCAACGTCTACGGCGGCTGCCCGAATAACAGCTACATCACCGGGGCCCGGCTGAACTGGACCGTGAAGGTGCAGGGCGATCCTGGCGCGGTCATCACCCCGCAATGATCACCGACTGGAATCTTCTGACCGCAGCGCGCACGCTCTGGCAGGAAGCCAGGGGCGAACCGTTGATCGGCCAGCAGGCTGTCGCGCACGTCCTGGTCAATTCCGTCAAGGATGGTCGGTGGGGTAAGTCCCTGGGGGAAGCCTGCCTTTGGCATGCGCGATTCTCTGGCTGGTTCAGCCCGCGCATCGTCGATGGCAAGACGTTCATCGACCCAAACTTCCCTGCTGCATGCCGGTTGCCCGATTCGGACGCGACCCTGCAGGAATTGGCGCAGATCATCATCACCGCCCAGACCGCTCATGACTTTACCGGCGGCGCGCTGTTTTATTACGCGCTGTCGATCCCATCGCCAGGCTGGACGCTCAAGATGCGAAAGCTGGGAACCTGGGGCCATCAGATTTTCTTAACCGACCGGCCGCTGCCCGCTGCGGCATAGACGACAGGACCAGGGTGGGTTAAAGCGACAAGGCAAACCCCGAAGGTGCTGCCATGGCCAATCCCGTCGTGAACCAGGCGATCATCGCTGGACTGACGAAATACCCGCGCCTTGAACTATTCGGACGGTACGCCGCCGCCATGGCTGGCGCTTTCCTGATCGGCTACGCGGCCTGCTACTTCGTGATGAAGGGCTACTATGTCCCCGACAAAGACACCGTTTCACTGATCGTTCAGGTCTTGGTCGGCGTAATCCTGTCTGGCATCGCCACGAAGCTGGGATTCTCTGCCCAGCAGACGTCCGAATTGACGGTCGTGGCGAACACCGTCCAGGCGGCGATCACCGGCCAAGTTCCTGAAGCCATCGCCGCCAAGGCCACCAGCGGCCAGATCGACGCTATCCAGGCATCCCCCCAGGCTGCCGTGACCCCGGTCGCGCCCGCCCCTCCCGCGAAGGCTTGACCGTGAAGATTGCCGCGACGCTGGCGCTGCTGATCGTCTTGGGCGGCTGCACCATCGCTTACACGCCCGACACGCTGCGCGTGACCGATCAGACCCAGTTCCAGGCCGATCTTGCCTTCTGCACCCAGGCGGCGGCGAACTGGCAGCCACAGGCGTCCATATCTGACATCGGCGAATCAGGCTTCGAAGGCGGCGCGGGGATGCTGTCCTATACCCCGATCAATCCGCTGATCCCGGCCCTGGGCGCGGCCGGTGAAGCTGGAAAAACCGCCGCCAGCCAGTTCAATCTGAACGGCATCGCAAAGCGCAATGTGGCGAAGAATTGCGTTTATGATACGACTCACCAAGATGGTTCTGCCATCCTGGCCCGACCAGAAGACTAGGAGACTGCCCCATGAACTATAACGTCACCGTTAGCGGGAAATCCGCCCAGGTCAGCCTGAACCCCGACGGCAAGGGCGGCCTGACCGGCCAGATCACGCACACCCAGTATGGGAACGGCACGATCCAGGCGACCCAGCAGGGCAACACCGTGAACGGCACCGTGCAGCTGGATGGTCACAATGCGGACTTCAAGGCCACGATCAACGGCCACGCCATTGCAGGCACGATCACGCCGACGGGCTTCCTGGGCGCGATCCTGGGTTCGTCCAGCTTCACCGGCACCCAGGCCGCTTAAGGGCTTACGCCCAGCAAGGCTTGCAATGTCAGACCATCCGCATGCCTCGCGGCACCAGGACTATGAACACCGTGTCAGCACCACCGAAGCCGAGCGCATCGCCTTGGCGGCGTCGAAGCTGGCAGGTAATGACATCTTGAACGAAACCTTCGCCCTGTTCGGCGTCGCCCGCGGCAATGTCGAATCGGTCGAAGAATTCAAAAAAGACCTGATGTTCGTGCGCACGCTGCGCAAGCGGCCCGAACTTTGGCAGGACGTCGAATTCCTGCATGCGCTGCGCCAGGGGTCGCTGAAGGCAGGGTCCCGGGTTTTCTTCACGATCCTGACCATCGTCACGGGCGGCGTCGTGGTGGGTTTCTGGGCGTGGTTCTGGAATTGGGTCAAGGTCGGGGCCCACGGGTAATTGACCTTCCCCGGGAAACCCGCCACTTTGCGGCTTCCACAAACCCGGGAGTTTTTCACATGCGCACAATCTTGAAGAACGGCGTCGCTGTCATGGCCATGGCCGCTGTCTGTTCGATGTCCCAAGAAGGCGTCGATCCGCCTGCGACCGGCAATCTTGGCGCTGACCTGTCGCAAGACGTGACCGAAATCAAAGCTGGCTTCACCCAGCTGTTCAATGACGTGAAGGGCGGCAACGTCCCCGCCGTGCTGACCGATCTGCAGAACGGCGTCGCCTGGACGGTGGGCGAAATCGAAGCCCTGGAAGAAGACGCCCAGTCCTTCCTGACCGCCGCGGTCAATACCGTGAAGACCGAAGCCAGTTCGGTCGACGATGCGGTCGCCCGCGTTCTGACCATCATCAACAATCCCGAACTGCAGGCCGCGGTCAGCCTTGGGGAAAGCGCCGTGACCAGCCTCACGAACCTTTCGTCCAATGCCATCGCGTCGGCTGTCGGCGTGATCAAGGCGACCGCAAGCGCCCTTTAATCTCCATATCCACCGTAAAAACTATGGGGCCCCTGGCGATCTGGTCAGGGGCCCTTCGCACGTCTGGCGACAGCCTCGCGCATGGCAGCGTCGAACTTGACCTTCAGTTCGGCGACGATGGGGCTGTCTTCCCCGAAGGTGTCGGTCGCGTTCAGGATCAGCACGCGCAGGTGCGCCGCGCGGTCGCCAGGATCAGGATCGGGGACCAGGCGCAGATGGCAGTCCGGCCAGCCTATGGCGGGAGCTTCGTCCCTTGGCATCAGGCCACCACCGGCTGGCGCGGGCCATCATCATGAACATGGCCGTCCAGGGTGCGGCCGGTCTTGTCGACGCCATAGCGGACCTGCAGCATCCAGGTCGTGCCAGTCTCACCGCGCAGCGCCGCTTCGATATTGTCGGTCGTGCCGCGGCCATCCATGGCCACCCAGGTCGACCGATGGCGTGGGTTCAGTTCGGCCTGGTCGGGGCCCCATTCCCCCCATTGCTTGAAGTGGAAGGGGACGCCAGCCCGGTTACACTGTCCGCGCAGATCGCGGACCCAGTTCGGGTGCATCGGCCGCGCCTGGCCGCCGCTTTCCCCGCCCACGATCACCCAGTCCAGGTAATTGCGCGGGGTATAGCTATATTCGACGCCACCTTCCGCGCCGACGAATAGGAACTTGGTCAGGTCGATAGGGCCAAGCATGGGTTCGATGGAAAGACCGATCCGCAGCCAATGATATTTTTGCTTCAGCGCGATCAGGCGCGGGACATCGCGGTCGACTTCTGCCTGGGTCACTACCGTGATGATGATCACGACATGACCGTACCGTTCGCGCGACCAGTCTGGCGGCAGCATCTTTTCGACGTTAGGGATGCGCTTAGTTACCAGATACCAGTCCAGCGCCTGGTTATCCCGGATGACCCGCCAGGCATCGGCCCGCATGATGGTGACGTCGTCGTGATTGTCGAAGAAGTCCGCCAAGGAATTGCTGAACACGCTGGGCCGCGTGCCATCGCGCAGCGCGATCCTGTTCCACCTGGGCGGATCGCCCCAGGTCTTCGTCCGCTGGCGACGACCGGACCAAAGGTCCGGCATGCCTGCGCGCCGCGCCCATTTTTCGGCATAGCAGCCATCGCAAGCCGGGCCGATCTTGTCGCACCCCAGCCAGAAGTTCATCGTGTGGGTCGCCCAGCTGATCTTGGTATTTGCTGCCATCAGACTTCCCCCATGGCAGCGAAGGCCAGGATTCCGACAATGATCCCAGCAGCGGGGCTTTTGCAGGCGATCCCGACGATGCCGCCGACGATCACCCCGATGATCAAGGGCCCGATCTTTTTCATGTTGCGCACCCCTTCAGCAGTTCATCCCGGGCCCGGACCAGCTTCTGGAATTCCTCTGTACTGGCCCGTTCGTGGCCGCTGTCCGGGTGGTAAATCCGCGACAGGTCTTTGAACCTGGCGCTGATCTGATCGCGGGTAAAAGGCCCGTGCTGGCGCAGCAGGCCCATGACCGAATGAGCATCGAAGGTGTCGGGGTTCGCCAGGGCCGTGAAGCCGGTAAAGGCCCGGTCCAGGATCGTGGCCCCGCCATGGCGTTCGATGGCCCGCATGGCGTTCAGGGTGGCGGCTATGGCGGCCAGATTATCGGCGACGCGGTCGTACAGGTCGATGGCCATAACCTGCTGTTTGCCCTTCCTGGTCCAGTAGACGGCGACCCCGGGGTCTTCAGGGGCGCGCTGGTCCGAATAGGGAAGGCCGTCCTGGCGCAGCTTCAGGTTCGTGCTGATGATGAACTGGCCATCGCGGACCCCGAAGGTGCGCAGTTCGGCCAGAATCCGCTTGGTCCCTTCGCCGATGGATAGCTTGCTGCTGGCCTTCCAGTTTGACCCACCATCCCCATACTTCTGGGTAACAGTGGCAAATTTGGCACTCTTGCGACCGCCGCGTGACATGCGCGGCCAGCCTTCCGGCCAGGCGAGAGGATAGGCGTCGGTCATTGGCAAATCTCCCAGATGATGGTTCGGCGGTTCAGTTTCGTGGTGGTGGTGACGCCACTGTCGCGGACTAGGCGGCGTTCGACCAGTTCCGACCGGCGGGACCGCACGCCGCTTGGCGACATGCGGGGCAGCAGATCGACCAGCTGTTCATCGGTCAGGGGCCCATGGGCCTTCAAGACTTCCAGGACGCGCTGCTGGGCCCCGGTGATGTCATGGACCCGGTCGGCCGCTTCGACGCTGGTGGCCGGGTCGCTGTTGCGCGCGTGAGCGCGGTGATAGGTCATGACGATTCCTTTGTGATGGAGTCGATGAAGGCCAGGACTTCCACCAGCGCCTGGCGGGACACGCCGACCATGGTCCCGTCTTCGTCCAGCTGCTGCTGGCGGTCGCGCAGGGATTCCAGCGCGGCCAGATCGGGGAAGGTCGGCCGCGGCGGTACCACCAGGCTGGCGCAATAGTCATAACCGGCCTTGAAGGCCCGGCGCTGGATGCGGCGCGCGTCTGGGTCCAGCGTGGCATAGTCGCGCTGCAGGTATTCGTTCACCGGCTTTTCTTCGTCGGCCATCAGGGCTTTTTCCTCTTCATCGGCCGCGACCCCTTGGGCGGGAAAGGTCGTGATCCCCAGCGCGGCTTCGGCTTGCGGTCAGCCTTGGGCGCGCGCAGGCGTTTGAAGTGGGCGCGTTCGGCTGCCTCTTCCTTGGTCTTGATCGCGTGGCACCGATGGCAGCGGGTGACCATGTTGCCCAGCATGAAAAAGACAAGGCGCTTGAGCGCGGGCAGATGCGCGACCTTCCAAAGTGGGACCTTGTGATCGACATGCCAAAGGCTGACCCAGACCAGTTCGCTGTATGACCAGAAACCCAGGCGGCGGTCGGCGTGATATTGTTCGCGGACCCCGGGATCGTCCCAGTCCATGCCCAGGTCGCCCGACATTGTGAAGGTGATGCCGCTGGGCCGAAGGACATAGCGTTCCGACCAGTCTTCGCCGCAATCGAAGCAGACGCCATGGTCCCGCTGCTCAACCGCCCGCCGCGCGGAATCGGGAAACATGATGATATAGAATTCGGCGTGACAGTCGTCGTGCCATAGGAACCGCCCGGTCGCTGGGTCGACCGGCTTGCCGCACCACCTGCACTTCCCCCGTTGCTGGGGAAGATGCAGGGCGAAGCGGGCATCGGTCGGCGGCTTGCGGATGGCGATCTTTTCGTCATCAGCCAAAGAACCCGCCCCAGTAAAGCAGCCCCAAGATGGGGACCCATAGTGCGACGCCGATAACGACGTTACCAAACTCACGAGTCCAACCGGCGCAGCCTAAGCCAATAAAGCCGGTCAGCAGGTAGAGTCCTTGCGGCCATCCTATGTGCAGGTGCATCAGCCAACCGCCTTGGGCATCTTGCCCGTGCCGCCGACTTCCTTCCACTTGGCTTCACAGGTCCCGCGCCACAGGTCCTTGTCCTTTTTGCCCTTCAGTTCTTCGGCGATGGACGCATGAAGTTCGATGATGTCGCCCGGGACGGTCAGACCGTCCAGCAGGCGCGTGCCGCGCTTGAACGGGGCTTCGACCGCGCCTTCCTGTTTGTCATCCTGGGGCGTTTCCTGGTCGGCGTCCTGGTGGTTCTGATCGCCTTCGACCTGGACCTGGTCGGGTTCACCGGCCGTGATCTGCCGCCCGCGATTGTCGCAAGTTTCCTCAAACCTGGCATGAAGCGGTTGGGACAGCGCCGCCAGGCCGTCCTTCCTGACCGTTGCCAGTTCGCCAATGGTGTTGGCGAAGTTCGCCTTGGCCGTCCAGTCGCCCAGGTCGGGGTTATCCTTTTCCGGCGACCTGGCGAATTCGCTGGCCTGGGGCCGGGCCGGGGTGATGTCGACCATGTCGGATAGGCCCGCGGGATCGACGTCGAACGGGATGCCGAACAGCAGCGTGGGCGTGGCCAGGTTCGCAAAGGCCCGGACGCCAAAGTAACAAATCTGGCGGCGCGGATCGGTAGCCCAAAGGGGCGAGTTCAGCGGCCAGCAGGTGTCCAGGTAGACGTCAAGCGTGCGGTCGACTTCCTCGCCCTTCAGGCACGCCGACACTTTGACAAAAAGACCTTCGGCATCTTCAGGCGTCCAGGTCGGAGTGGGATATTCGCCGCCGCTCTTGCCAGTCTCCATCTTGAATTTGCGGCGGACCTTCGACCAGTCGCCTTCATGTGTGAAGCGAATCTGGCCGTCGATCTTGCCCGACAGTTCCAGGATCGCCTGGATCAGCTTGCCTTCGTAGCCGATATTCCCGCCAGGGGTTTCATAGGTCGACCGCGCGACCTGCATGGGGTTCATCCGCCAATTGATCGACATGCTGACAACCGAAAAGCAGGCTTCCGGCTTGCCGCGAAGATGCTTGGGAGTCATCGACCCGCCGTTCGCCATCACGGTGGCGATCTGCTTGCAGCGGGCATAGATGGCGTCATCGAAGAAGATGGCCAGGCCCGGCGACATTTCCATCATGGTCGGCAGACCAGCCCGGCGCAGGGTTTCGTCGGTAATTGCGGGCAGGTTTTCGGTCGTGGGTTCGTCGGTCATGTGCAGGTCCTTCTGGGTTAAAAATCGACTTCGCCATCGTCCTGATGGAAATAGTCCTTTGTCATGTTCAGGATCATCGTCGTGACCCTGGTCTGCAGTTCTGGCGTCAAAGTCTGACCCACAAAAGCGCGCAGTCGCCTTTCCAGGTTTCGCTGGAAGATAGCCATGTCGTCTTCGGTCCAGCGGTCGCGGTCGTCATTCATTTGCGCCCAGCCGACCTGTTGTTCATGAAGAAGACGACGCCATGCAGGGGCTGCCGCCCGGTCTTGATACCGTCCGCCACCGTCTGTTTGTTGGCCTTGGCGTATTCCTTGACCGCTGATTCCAGCGCCGCGTCCTTCAGGAAGGGCAGCAGGTAACAGACCGACGGGATAGCCTGGTGCGCATTGGGGGAGATAACCCCAAGCTGGTCACGCTTCAGGTCCCGGAAGTCGACGAATTCGCGCAGGCTGGACACGCCGCCCTTGCCGCCGCGGGCCCGGGACAGATCGGCGGTCCGCGCGGCGGCTGCCTCTTCGGCCTTTGACCGGGCTTCGGCCAGCCGGTTTTCCTCTGCCCGGTCGGCTTCAGCCTGGGCTTCGGCAGCCTGGTCGGCCAGGCGCTGGGCTTCAACCCGGTCGGCTTCAGCCTTGCGGTCTTCCTCTGCCTGGGCGGCGGCGGCTTCATCGGCAATCCGCTGGGCTTCCGCAGCGGCGGCTTCCGCGGCCAACCGGGTTTCTTCATTGCGTTTGCGCGATGCGGCGGCGGCCAGTTGCCTGGCAGTTTCAGCAGCTTCGTCGGCGATCCTTTTGCGTTCGGCCGCAGCTGCAGCATCGGCGGCGTCACGGGCAGCCTTTTCGTCATCAGCAATCTTTTTCAGCCGCAGCCGTTCGGCCTCGCGCGCTGCCGCTGCATCCGCTTCGATCTTGCGCTGGCGCGCGGCTTCGGCATCGCGGGCCCGCTGTTCCTCTTCGACCTTGCGGCGCTTGAACAAGGTTTGCGCCATGGTGATGCGCACGCCCATGCCGTACTGGGTCGCGGTCATAGGATCGAATTCTTCCCGCTTGTTCGTCGGGGCCGCGCCCAGCGGGTCCAGGATGCCGTTCCTGAAGAAAGCCTGGACGGCACCGGCCAGTTCGTCGAACCGCTGTTTTATCGCCGCCCGTTCGGCTTCGCTGGTGGTATAGCGGGCGCGCAGCTTTACCAGGAATTCTGTCGCATCGGCGTCTTTAGCGTCGCTGTCGATGAACAGGAATTCGCCGCCCTTGTCGGTCAGTCCTTTGACCCGATCCAGGGCGTCCTGGTTCGCGGTGATCAGTAGGGCGACCAGTTCATCGACGCTGGGCAGACCATCCATCAGCGACTTCAGGTCTGCCGGGGTCGCCCCGGAATTGTGACCAGGCGCGGCTTCGGCCGGGCCCGGCGTGACATCATCGGCCATTACAAAGGTTCCTTGTTCCAGTCGATTACTTTGCCGGGATTGGCTTCGCTGCTGGCCTTGTCGTGATTCTTCGCCCATCCGCCCAGCGCGACGCGGTGATCGAAATCTTCCTTGCTGATCGGCATGCGCGCGATGGACATCCACTCTCGCAAGGGATTGCGCGGCTTGCCGTCAATCTCGCATTTCACGACGTCGAACCCCGTGGGGATGCCGCTGATGAAGTCTTTTTCTTGATCGCGCCAGATGCGAGCGGGCACCCACGGGCCGCCGCGGATCAGCCGGGTCTTGAAGTAACCGTCCTGCGGATCGCGCGGAATCTCTTTCAGCGGCGCAGGTTCGAAGTTCCTGGTCCCGGTCCCGGCCGGGAACGACGGCTTCGGCACCCCATGCCACCAGGCCAAGGATGCCGGAACGTGCGGCAGCCGGATCGTCACATCGGGATTGCCGCCGAACATATCGTTAAACCGGCGGCCTTCGCCCAAGACCTTCAGCATTTCCTTCAGGTGATCGGGTTCGGGCTTGTGCAGGACTAGGTCGTCCAGGTCAGGCAGCCCGGGGACATTGACGTCCAGGGTCGCCAGTTTCTTGAAGGTGCGCACGTCATGCGGGGGCTTTGCTGCTGCGGCGGTGCGGATCGCCTTGCGCACCGCTGGCGTGCCGACGCGCATCCCAGACCGATTCGCCGCGTCGATCAGATTTTCCAGGCCGCCGAACTGGCGGATCAGCGCGCCCGCGCCCTTGCCGCCGATCCCATCGACACCAGGGATGCCGTCGACGTCGTCGCCCCATAGGGCCTGCACGTCTGGCACCAGGTCGGGCGGTACGCCGAAGCGCGCCTTCACGCCCGCGGTCAGCACGCGCGCACGGTTCAGCGGTTCGATAATCTCGATCACACCATCGCGGACCAGCTGACAGAAGTCCTTGTCGCTAGACACGATGGTCGTCCGCCATCCGCGGCGCGCGGCCACGGTCGCAAGCGTGGCGATCACGTCGTCGGCTTCCCAGCCGGACTTCTCCACCGGGGGAAGACCCATGGCGGTCGCGGCGTGGCGCATGTAAGGCAGCTGGGGAATCAGTTCGGCCCGGCGCGCCTTCGGCCGGTTCGCCTTGTAATCGGGGAAAAGGTGATGCCGGAAGTTCTTCCCAGGCGCATCGAACACGCAAGCGCCATGGGTCGGAGAATCAGCCTGAGCCCGTTGGCGCAGCGACCAGACCATCCCCATAAAGCCAACGATTGCCCAGATGGGCAGCCCGTCGGCGCGGTACATGGCGGCATTGGCATAGAAGGCACGATGGGCGAATCCGCTGGCGTCGATCAGCAAAAGGTGGTTCGTCATGGCGGCGACCATATGCGCGTCAATCAATCGGCGTCAATCCCGATTGACAGCGATTTAGCCGCGTGCAACATCGGAGACCATGAAAAAGCGCGCCACGGTCGCCGACCCTCCCCCGCCGGTCAGCATCACCGACCAGATCAAGGGGATGAAAATCGGAACGTCGCAACTGTTTGCGAACAGTCCGCCCCATAGTATCCGCGCCATGGTCAGCCGCATCAGGACCGAGTCGTCCATGGACTTCACGACGAAGGCCGAAGGTGACGGCACGCGCGTCTGGCGGCTGTCATGAGCCCAAAGGGACGTTGCGACCTGATGATCGAAGGCGAACTGCACGACAGCCGTGCGGTCGAATATGAGAAGACCGGGAACGACCTGTTTCTGGTCACGAAATGCTCTGGCACCTTCCTGACCGCTGCGGGCGATGGAGATGGCGTCGTCGAACTGATAGACGCCCAGGGCAACTTCATCGCCCAGTCGTCTGGTCGCGCCAGCAAGGGCCAGCGGATTGTTCCCTACAAAATGAAGGCCGTCCCGCCCCTGGTGATCAAGTGAAAGTTCTGATCACGTCAGAGGTCCGCGCGAATGGGACCTTCATCATCGAACGCTGGCCCGAAACTGGCCGCGAACTGGCGCATGGGCCGATCCCGCCCGAAAGCGCCGAAAAGTATGCTGTCGAACTGAAGGCCGCGATCATGGCGCAGGCCCGGGCGATACAGGAAAATCTGGCAGATATGGTTCGGTCAGACAAACAGCGGGCATTTTTTGCCCCGAAGGATCAAAGATGGCTGCAAAGAAAAAGGTGGTGAAGAAGAAGGTCGGGTCAGCGCGCAAGGGGCGCGCGGCCAAACCGACGAAGGAAGAAACCGTCGAAGTGGCGACCGGCGAAGCCGCGCCGCTTTTGGCGGGCAACATGCCGCCGAAGAAAGACCTGCTCTATCACCTGAATCAGATCAAGGGTTACCAGGACGCGGCGAAGACGGCGGCCGGTCGCGTGACCGCGGCGAAGAAGTCGGCCAAGGAAGCGGGCGTTGACATGCAGGCCGTGGCGTTGGCCCTGGGGTTCAAGCGGTCGGACCCGCTGGACATCGCCACCATGCTGAAGCAGCTGCAGGTCTTCATGCGCGAAGACGGCACCCCTGTGCAGCTGTCGCTGTATGAACCGAAGTTCGGCAGCGTCGAAGAACAGGCCAAGTCCGAAGGTTGGCGCGATGGCAAAGCTGCGCGCACGCCTGACACGACGCGCTGGCCCGAAGGTTCGCCCGGTCATGTCGAATACATGCGCCGCTGGAACGACGCCCAGAAGGACAACCTGGAAGGCGGCAGCAAAGAAGAAGAGGATTAGCCGTTGCGCATCCTGGCCCTTGATCTGGCCGTCACGACCGGCTGGGCGTTTGGCGATAATCTCGCCAGCGCCCACGTCGGGACCTGGCGTCTTCCCGGCTACGCCGACGAACGCATCCAGCAGACGCTGGGGTCTATCTATAGCGCGGTGAACACGATCTGCCGTGGTAACATGATCGAAGCGGTGATCATCGAAGCTGCGCTGCGCACGATCAAAAAGAAAAACAGCCGCGACGTCTGGACCCCGACCAGCGCCCACGGTGACCGTTGCCTGACCATGCTGAACGGCGCGGCCAGGGCTGGCGCGGCGAACGCGGGGGTGAAGCAGTTCGAATTCCCCGCCCCCAATACCTGGCGGGCAGCCGTCTATGGCGAAGGCTACCCGAAAAACCCCAAAGCCCACGCCCTGGAATACTGCCGTCGCAATGGGCGCGACATTAAAGAACACGACGCCGCCGAAGCCCTGGCGATCCTTCAATACGGGATCGGCAAGGTCGGTCTGCTGGGAAGGATCAAGGGCTGATGGGCCGGGGCTTTGCGAGTGAATCGGCGTACCTGGATGGGGTCCGCGCTGGCAACACAATCCGCTGGCTGGAAAACAGCGGCCCGCGATACCTGGAAACCTATTTCACCCTGGCCGGGCGGTTCTTTGCCGATGATGAACACGACGACGAAGCCAAACTGATCGACCTGCGCGGCCATACCTGCATGCTTGGCCCGCGCCATATGTCCTATGCGTCCTGGCAGATCGTGCTGGATTCACCCGTGGGGGGGGGCGTTACCCTCAAGGTGCGCGTCGATCCCATCGGGCGGCCTAACCCATGATCCAGCTGTCCGACCTTTCCGCCGGGTCTTTCCCAGTCCTGTATGTCGACCCGCCCACCAGGTTTGTCACCAGGTCGGCCAAGGGGAAGAAGCGCAGCGCCGACCGTCACTATCCGACGATGACCTGGCCCCAGATCATGGCCATGGCCGAAGATATAGACCGCGTCGCCCACAAGCACGCCGTGCTGTTGTGCTGGACGACCTGGCCGCAGCTGCTGAAGACCCTGGCTTTCGGAGAGGCGTGCGGGTTCACATACAAGACTGCTGGGTTCGACTGGCTGAAGGCAGACGGCAGATCGCTGGACCTATTCGATGACACCATCAAAGCCGACATGAAGATGGGCTACTGGACGCGCCAGAATGGCGAACCATGCCTGCTGTTCACCCGGGGCACGCCAAAGCGCCTTAAGGCCGACGTGCGCATGGGTATAATCGAACCAGCGCGTCAACATTCCAGGAAGCCCGACATCGTCTATAGCCGCATAGAACGGCTGCTGGCCGGGCCCTACTTGGAATTGTTCGGCCGCACGACCAGGCCAGGGTGGACGACCTTCGGAAATCAGACCGGCCGCTTCGCCCCGGTGACCGCTTGAGCGCACAAGAGCAACCGGCCCAGCCGGTCCATAACCCTTACGACATCGACATCGAACAGGCGCTGATCGGTTCCATGCTGCGCGACAGCGCGCTGATCCCCCAGGCGGCTGGTATCCTGGAAGACTGGCATTTTTACGATCCCCTGCACGGGCGCATCTTTGGCCAGATGGTCGCCTGGTCGAATGAGGGCGACCGCGCGATCACCGTCCTGACCGTTTACGCTGCCATGAAGGCCGACGCTGGCATCATAGAAACCGGAGGTCAGTCTTATCTGCAAGCCATGTATGGCGCAGCCCCGGCGATACCGGCCGTGCGCGACTATGCCCTGATCATCCGCGAACACAGCATGCGCCGCGACGCCTTGGCGGCGCTGGACGAAGCCAAGACCCTTCTGCTGGAAGGCCCCAGCTTGGTGCGCGACTGCCTGGCCAGCATCAGCAGCGTGGCCGATGAAGCCGAACGCTATGCTGCCCAGGCGAAGTTCCAGTCGACCGATGAAGCGGCCGACGAATCCATCCGCGATGCTGAACGGGCCAGTTCGGGCCAGCCGGTGCGCGCGGTCAAAACTGGGATGACCAAGGTCGACAATGAAACCGGCGGCTTCCAGGGCGCGGACCTGATCATCGTCGCGGGCAAACCTGGCATGGGCAAGTCGGCGCTGATGGGCGGCTTCAGCTGGCAGGCGGCGGCGGCCTTCGTCCCCACCATCGTCTTCAGCTTGGAAATGAAGCGCAAGCCCTGGACCCAGCGCATCCTGACCGACATCGACTTCGCCATCGCTGACGCCAATGCCATCGCTTACCGTAAGTTCAGGGCGACCGGCGTCACCGCCGACGGTCGCACCCTGGGTTTCAGCGTGGGCGACTTCGCCAGGATGATGTTCGCCCGCGATCACCTGCGCGGCTTCAGTCCCTGGCTGGAAATTCACGACGAAGACGGGCTGACCGTGGCGCAGATGGCAGCGCGGGCCCGGGCCTTTCAGGCAAAATGGAGGAACGATCCCCGCATCCGCGAAGGGCAAAAATGCGCGGCCAGCGAAGACCCCATCGGCCTGGTGATCGTGGACTATATCCAGATCGTCGACCCGGCATCGCGCCAGTTCCGGCCGCGTGAACAGGAAGTCGCTGGGATCGTGCGCGGGCTGAAGGGCCTGGCCAAGAAACTGAACTGGCCGGTCGTGGCAGGCAGCCAGCTGAACGAAGACGACAAGGCGCGCGGCAAGGAAAACCAGCGTCCCCGGGCTGGCGACGTGCGCGAATCGAAGGCGATCCGCCAGGAAGCCGACATCATGCTTTTGCCGTACCGGATGGCTGAAGCCCTGTCGGATGCGCGCCCCGACTCCGCGCCTGGCGAACCGGCCTGGAACACCTGGAATTCGGACATGCAGGCCGCCAGGAATCACTTCGACCTGATAGTCGGCAAGAACCGGATGGGCCGGAAGACGACCTTGTCCCTTTGGGCCGACATGGCAGCCAGCGCGGTGCGCGACGAACAGCCGATGCGCCGCGGCGAGCGCCAGGAAGACGAAGACCTGATCACCGGGCTGCTGGGGGATCAGCGATAACTGGGCACAAGCCCTAGCGATTGACGGAATCGTGACGGCCAGCGCATCGTGGCCGCGCAAAGAAATGACCCCGCCGGACTGGAATCCGACGGGGCCGAATACGGATGGATGGCATCCGTTGGGGCATTGGGGGACCGGCAATATGCCGCAAAACCCGGCCTTTCACAACCTTGCCACCCGTCCGACAGGCTCATTTCTGGGGCGGGAGTCAGCGTGCGTGGCACGTCGGGCAGAACCAGCACCCCAGACGCCGCAAGGCGCGCCGACGACCGACGAAAAGGGATTCCTGGGGTGGCCAGGGCCGTCGCCGATCAGCAACGTAAGGGGGAAGACCGTCCGACCCGCCCCACCGCGCCGCGGTTTGCCGATCTGACCCATGGGGCTGATTCTGTCTTGAGGAAAGGACTGCACGCAATGACCGACGAAGAGTTCATCAGCAAAATCAAGGAAATCCGCGCAGACAAAGCGAACGGGTTACATAAGATGCGCGAATTCCTGAAACAGCCTGGATACCTGGACCGGCTGTTCGACCTGGCGATCAGCGCGAAGCCGAAGAAGTTGCCCAAGAACAAGGCGCGCAGCAGCCTGCCGGAAGGTTTCCCGGACCAGGCGCAGATCGACCGCGCCAAGGGATTCTGGGCCCAGGCGAAACGCCAGGACCTGGTGATCGACGCCCAGGGGCAGGCCGATGCCTTCCGGGACTATCATATCGGCAAAGGGACCCTGGCGGCCGACTGGCCAGCGACATGGGGCACATGGATGCGCAACGCGCTGCGCATGAACCGCGCGCCCTGGGGCCAGCCCACGGTCCCTGACAAGGGGGAAACTCTAGAAGTCTGGCGCTGGCGGATGAAGACCTTCCGCCAGGGCGACGAAGAGGAAAGCCTGCCGCCAGGATACTGGAAAGACGCCTGGGGGCCGAAGCCTGGGGAACTGGGGTTTCGGGGGCCGTCGATTAACTGATACCGGGTATTTGACCCGCGCCGCGATCCATGCTCTAAACGGGGTGTCGCGGCGCTGATGCCGCCCCAAACAGGGTCCATGACCCGGGAGAGAAAGACAGTGATCACCCTCGAAATCGACAATTCCACCCAGTTCGCCACCGCTTACCGCGACGGCCGTCCTATCGCCACCGTGCAGCGCGCCCGCTGCGATGACCGCACTGGCCCGCAATGGTCTGGCTATGACCTGGACGGCAAAATCATCTTCGCCAGCATGTTCAATCTCAGCGCCGACGCCATGATCCGCCGCATCGAACGCGCGCTGCCCTTCACCACCACACCCGCCAAGATCGCCCTGGAACATCAGGAAGAAGTTCGCGCCCTGGTCGCCCAGGGCATCAAAGCCGCCATGCGCGCCGAACTGGTCGCTTATCGCCACTATTGAGATTGCAACCTTCTGGGCCCGGCGCTGACCGGACCCAGATAGATGCAATAACGCATCGCAAAGCCGCCCAGGCCCCCATCCCGGGGACAAGCGGAATAGGAGACTGAAAAATGAAGACCGGCAAAACTCTGCAGGAAATGGCCGCCGAAATCGAACGCCAGGCCACGACCCGCAAGGATTACGTCGCGCCCACCGCCAAGATGGCCATGGAAGTCCATGCCGATGGCGACAAGGTCACGACTGCCCTGAACCTGGAAGACACCGCGGCCTTCCAGCTGAACGATCTGGCCCATCGCCAGGTCGGCGACTATGTGAGCATCCCGGCCAAATATTACGACCGGATGCGCACGGAAAAGCCTGCGCTGCTGGTGCAGAATGTGAACACCTGGCTGAATTCCGACCCGTCGGCCAGGATGGTTCGCACGCTGGACGGCAAGGTCCGGGCTTTCCTGTCGGACAAGTATCGTCCGCTGGAAAACTTCGACCTGGCTGAAGCCGTGCTGCCTGTCCTGATGGACCAGCAGCTGGAAATCATCAGCTGCGAAATCACCGAACGCCGCCTTTACATCAAGGCCGCCGACAAGCGGATCAACCGGGATATTCCGACCGGCAAGAACCGCATGGGC